CTAATCATCTTTTTGCCCAAACTCTCTATGAATATGCAAAAGATGGATTTCCATTAGGTTTTAGTATTGGTTTTGTCCCAATGCCTGGTGGCCTGAAGTATATGCCTGGCATCAAGACCGTTTACACCAAATACATGGTACTTGAGTACTCAATTGTTCCTATGCCAGCTAATCAGGAAGCTTTGAGCCTTGCTGTCAGTAAAGGAATACTCACTGCTGAAAAAGCCAAGCAGTTTGAGATAGAGCTTTTTGGTAATTATGAAATAATTGATTTGGATTCCATTGACGCAAAGGAGAAAGCAATGGCTAAAGTGACATGCCCTGATTGTGAAAAGGAATTCCCTTTTAAGCCAGCAGAGGGAACTGGATATTCTGTTTGCCCTGAGTGCAGTACTAAAGTTACGGCTGACGGTAACGCTTTCAAGGAACAGGAGGAAGAAGATGGCAAAGAACAAAAAGAAAAAGGCAAAAAACGAACCTGTAAAGACTGTGGAAAAGAATTCGAAATCGCAGAAGGGGAAGAAGAAATAGAGAAATGTGGGACTTGTTCTAAAAAGCCTCAGAAGAAAGAAGGTGATGCAGATGAGGCAATAGACAAGCGCTTGGATACCGCTGGTCATCCTTCCGCTTTTGATATTATGAATTCTGTTCAGAGCGCAATTCGAGGTTCTTCTGTCCTCAAGTTATTCCCAGAAATAACCGTAGGTCATCCTGGCGATTTCTTCGTTTCAGATATCTATCCTTACAATTATCCAAGTGGAAATGCTGTAGTTGCTGTATATGCTGAGAGTGTCCAGAAGATGTTCCAGGTTGCATACACTTATGATGACGGAGTATCAGCCATAGGTGAAACTGTTGTTCCTGTTGCCGAAAGTTATGTGGCTAAAAGCTTCAAAGAATTCGAGCCTCCAGAAGACACGGCAGAATTTGATGAATTGGTGAATGATCTTGAAATAGCTAATTCAAGAATAAAGCAGTTTGAGGATCGGATTGATGAATTAGAGGATATGGAAGAGGAATACACAATCCTCAAAGAAGGTCGGATCATTTCCAACAAGAACAGGAGCCTTATTTCACAATGCATTACAGCACTTCAGAATCTTCTGGATGCTACAGCCAAGCCTGATGTAGAGCAAAAAGAACTGGATGACATTGAAATAGAGGAGCCAGAAAGCATGGAGGTGTCCGCTGAGGAAGTCTGCAAAATGGTCAAAGAAGCAGTCAAGAGTCTCAAAATCACAGAGAGTTTTGAGGATGCTGTGGCACGCGGGATGGCTCGCGTTACAGGGAAAGTATCATAATGCATATTCCCGAAATGTTAGGGAATGCAAGCACTTGGAGACAGGTCGAGAACTGTCAGAGGATGCATTCTTAGAGACATTAGGAAATAAACCAGGAGGGATGAAATGACTAAAGAGGAATTGTCGGTTATTGTTAAGGGGATGGTGGAGGAGCTTCTGGGCACAGTTTCCAATGATATGCTCCAGAACATAGAGACCACTGTAACAAAACAGTTTGAGAACATCAGTAAGGATTTTGTGCGCAAGCCTGTTGGTGGTGATAGCGGGGAGGATCAGTCGAAGTTCAAGACTTTTGGGGATCAACTGGTGGCGGTGTCTAAAGCGTATCAGGGGCATGGTGTTGATGCCAGGCTGAAGGCAGCTTCTGGTTCCAATGAGGCTATTCCGTCTGAGGGTGGCTTCTTGGTACAGTCTGATTTTGCGCAGGGCCTGATCATGAATGCTCACGATTCTGCTGTTCTCTATCCGAAATGCAAGAAACTTCCCATCAGCGCCAATAGCAACAGTATGACGCTTTATGGCGTTGATGAGACAAGCAGGGCAAACGGTAGTCGTTGGGGTGGTATTCAGGTTTATTGGGCTGATGAGGCTGCTACTGTTACGGCGACTAAGCCGAAATGGCGAGTCATGAACTTGAAGCTGAAAAAGCTCATGGGCTTGTCTTATGTGACAGACGAGCTTCTTGCTGATGCCGCTGCGCTTCAGGCTTGGATTACACAGGCGTTCACCGAGGAAATTTCTTTCAAGATCGATGATGGTATCCTTCGTGGGAGTGGGGCCGGTCAGCTTTTGGGAATCCTTAACAGTGCGGCGCTTATAAGCCAGGCCGCTGAGTCTGGTCAGCCAGCTTCCACTGTTGAGTATGCAAACATAATCAATATGTGGAATCGTATTCCTGCCAGGAATAGGGCGAGAGCAGAATGGTATATTAATCAGGATGTTGAGCCTCAGCTGGACCAGATGTATTTGGCAGTGGGCACTGGTGGGGTTCCTGTATATATGCCTGCTGGTGGGGTGACTGGGGCATCTTTCAGTACTTTGAAAGGTCGTCCTGTGGTTCCTGTTGAGCAGTGTTCTGCACTTGGTACTATTGGGGATATTCTACTGATGGACCTTGGGGAATATCTGACAATAGACAAGAGCGCTCCAACGGCAGATTCTTCCATTCATGTCCGGTTCCTTTATGATGAGATGACTTTTCGTTTCACCTATAGGATTGATGGCCAGCCTCTGTGGCACTCCAATCTTACGTCATACCAGAGTGGCACCACGAGGTCGCCGTTTGTTGGCTTGGCTTCGAGAACGTAAAAAGAGGGAGCGAGGTTATTTATGGCCAATATGTGGGTCGAATTCGTGAATGACTGGAAGGACTATAAGAAAGGGCAGTTTGCTGAACTACCTGAACCCATAGCATATGAATTGCTTGGGTCAGGAATGGCCCTCAACGCTAATGCGCGACATTCCCAGGAACGGGAGGTTGTTTCTGTTGGCATGAAAAAAGCCAATATTGAGGGCTTGCGCAAACGCAGGGAGTTCTTGGCCAAGCAGCTAGAGGTTTTGGACAGAAAGATAGAAATTGAGGGAACTGCCCTTTCTGCTGCATTGGGGAAAGAGATGCATAGTCCTGCTAGGGATAAAATGTTGAGAAGAGCAGTAAGCTCAAAGGAGGCATAAGATGAATGGTCAGAAATTTTTTTTAGCCAATGAAGGCCATGTGGTAAATATTATCCCCCCCATAGATGTGAATGGTGGGAAGTCAAGTGATGTTTTCTCTATGGAGAATTACAGCCATGCGTCCATTATCATTCAGGTAGGCGTAAGCTCTGCTGCGCCTACCATTACGCTGGAAGAGTGTGATAATTTCACCCCAACTACCCATACAGAGATTGCATTCAATTATTACAGCGAAACTACAGCTTCTGGGGATACGTTGGGGGCCAAGGCTGCTGCCACTTCCAGTGGGTTTGCCATCAGCGCAAATGATAATATTATGTACGTCATAGAGGTGGAGGCTTCAGAACTGTCAGATGGTTACCCAAATTTGCGAATTAGCGTTTCTGACGGTTCTGCTAGTGTCATTATGAGCGCTGTGGCTATCCTCTCTGGTAGCAGATACGGAAATGATCAGAGCGCAACTGCAATAGTCTAGCAGATAAGAGATAAGCCTTGGGAGGGCGCAATGCCCTCCCTTGCTTAAATCAATTAAGCATAGGAGGAAGTAAAATGAAAACATCGGCTTATTGGCGAAATAACAACATGTCTTTTAGGGATGCATCCTATAGCTCGAACAAGGGCAAATCTTTATGGGAAACCTGCCCTCAGCTGGCAGCGCTTGATCCTAATGTGGCCCATATCTTCTATGATGATTTCTATGGCTATCTGGTGAGCAGCGGTTCTGATTACGTCGGTTGGATAATGACAGAAAACGGCGGATCAGGAGGGCAGGGAACAACTGATGCTGCCGGAGGCATCTTTGCCATGTATCCGCACACTGATGATGACGACAACGTGCAGATTCAGTGGAATTCTGAGAATTTTGCATTGGCTGCTACAAAGCCGTTGTGGTTTGAGGCTAGGGTGAAGCTGAGTGATGCCATACAGTCTGATATGGTCGTTGGTCTTTGCGTTACAGACACTTCCCTTACTACTGCGATGAGTGATGGCGTGTATTTCAGGAAAGATGATGGGAATACCAGCCTTGATTTTGTGACTGAAGCTACTAGTTCAGAGACGGAGACATCTGCCGTTGGTACAATGACGGATGATACATATGTTCGGCTTGGTTTTTGGTATGACGGAACTACGGTGAGAGCATATGTTGACGGTGTTTTGGTGGCCTCTCATACTACAACAATAACTGCTGTTGAGCTTGCTGTTTCTTTCGCTGTACAAAATGGTGAAGGAGCAGCCAAGACGATGTCTATTGATTATTTCAAGGTTGTTCAGATCAGGTAATATGGGATGGGGGAGGCTTATCCTCCCTTGTCTTTTGCATAGGAGGCTGAAATGGCAGGTTCTTGTAATGTTGAGTTGAAAAGGCACGGCTCTAATTTCCATACATTGACTTTTGATTGGGTAGGTGATCTTACTGATGGGTCGGTCCCAAGTACCGTAACCACATCAGAAATAGATGCTAAGATAAGCGGTATGTTCATTCATTCTGTTAAGACTGTTCCTGGGACTGCTGTAGCAACAGCTTCAGTATCCCCAAGCAGTTCAGCGAGCGCTTCTACTTCTCCAAGCGCTTCCACTTCTCCTTCGAGTTCAGGTTCTTCTTCTACAAGCCCTTCGAGTTCAGGTTCTTCTTCCACGTCTCCTTCAAGTTCTATTAGTCCTTCTCATTCTCAATCTCCTTCAGCTTCCACTTCTCCAAGTAGCTCTACTTCCCCTTCTTCTTCTGAATCTGCCTCGGTATCCCCAAGTGCTTCCACTTCTCCAAGCAGTTCTACTTCTCCTTCTTCTTCTGAGAGTGTTTCAATTTCTCCTTCCTCTTCTACCAGCCCTTCAAGTTCTCCTAGTGCATCTACATCAGCTTCCACTTCACCAAGCGCTTCAACTTCTCCATCAAGCTCTATCTCAGCTTCTACAAGCCCTTCAGCTTCTACATCTCCTTCTTCTTCCACTTCTCCTAGCAGTTCCACAAGCCCTAGCAGTTCTGCTAGCAGTTCTATCTCAGCTTCTACAAGCCCAAGCAGTTCAGCGAGTGGTTCTGTCAGCGCTTCTACTTCTCCAAGCGCTTCCACTTCTCCTTCGAGTTCAGGTTCTTCTTCTACAAGCCCTTCATCATCAAGAAGTCCTAGCGCTTCTACTTCCCCTTCAGCTTCTGCAAGCCCAAGCGCAGCGCCCACTGCATTGTATGATATAGTCCTAAATGATGAATTTGGTTGGGATTTGATGGGTGGCGCGTTGGCAGATAGAAGC